AATCCAACTGACGAGCTCAACCCGCGCCACATATACGAATAGCCTGTCCCTGACCTGTCCCTGATCTATAGCTGTTCAGTCCCTGACCTGCTCGCAGCGTCCCATTTCTGCTCGGAACGCTGCTCATTTCTGCTCAGACCTTTGCTCAGACCATAAAGCGGTAGAATATGGCATGCCTGAAAACCCATATGTGGCGTTTGTTAAGCGCTTTCGCACCGATCCCGTCGCTTTCGTTGAGCAAGTGCTCAAGCAATCGCCCGACGCCTGGCAAAAAGAATTCCTCAATGCCATAGCCTCTGGCGAGCGTAAAATCAGCGTGCGCTCTGGCCATGGCACCGGCAAATCCACGGCGAGCTCGTGGGCGATGCTGCACTTTTTGCTGACTCGCTATCCCGTCAAAGTGGTTGTAACGGCGCCGACCAGCGCGCAGCTGTTCGACGCGCTGTTTGCCGAGCTCAAGCGCTGGATCAATGAGTGCCCTGTTGCGATCAAAGAGCTCTTGGAAGTGAAGAGCGACCGCGTAAGCCTAAAGGCCGCGCCGAGCGAGGCGTTTATTTCATGCCGGACGTCCAGGGCAGAAACGCCAGAAGCGCTGCAGGGCGTTCACTCAGACAACGTGATGTTGGTGTGCGACGAGGCGTCAGGTATCCCAGAGGCGGTATTTGAGGCCGCAGCTGGCTCGATGTCTGGCGAGCACGCAACGACCGTTCTGCTCGGCAACCCGACCAGGAGCTCTGGTTTTTTCTTTGATACCCACCACCGCATGGCGGGTGATTGGTGGACGCGCAAGGTCAGCTGCATCGACTCGCCCAGGGTGAGTGAAGATTATGTGAGTGAGATGGCTGCGCGCTTTGGCGAAGAGAGCAACGCCTTTCGCGTGCGCGTGCTTGGCGAGTTTCCGCAGCGCGACGACGACACGGCTATTCCGCTCGAGCTCGTTGAAAGTGCCCAGCGGCGCGAGGTTGTTATCACGGAAGACGAGCCGATCGTGTGGGGCTTGGACGTCAGCCGCTTTGGCTCTGACCGCAGCGCGTTGTGTAAGCGCCGAGGGCGCGAGCTAATGGGCATACAAACCTGGCAGGGCTTGGACTTGATGCAGCTGTGCGGCGCCGTGGTTGCCGAGTATGAAAGCCAGCAGCCGCGAACGCGGCCTGTGCAAATTAACGTGGATAGCATTGGCCTTGGCGGCGGTGTGTGTGACCGGCTGCGTGAGCTTGGCCTGCCGGCGGTAGGCATCAACACCAGCGAGAGCCCGAGCTCCAAGGCGACTTACATCAACCTGCGCGCTGAGCTCTGGTTTAAGGTGAAAGCCTGGCTCGAGGCCCGCGACGTGTCGTTGCCCCAGGACGACGACTTGCTCGCGGAGCTCGTCAGCGCCAAATACAAGTTCACATCGAGCGGCAAGATGCAGCTGGAAAGCAAAGACCAGATGAGAAAAAGAGGGCTGCGCTCGCCTGACCTGGCTGACTCTTTGTGCCTCACGTTTGCTAGTGATGCGATGACGCTCAGCGGCGTGATGAGCGCGGCTAGCAGCTGGCAGAAACCGCTCAGGCGAGGGCTGTCAATTACCTAGCTGGTAAAATTAACCCCCATGAAATCGGCATATATGGGGGCTCGAGTGGCGCATACAGACCAAAAGACCTATCGACGTGGCCCAGGCGGCGTGCAAGACGCTGCCAATGAGATCGCCAAGATGCTCTATAAAAAAGCCCCTACGAAGAAGCCAAGCAAGAAGGGTAAGTAGTTGGCAAAGCTGGACGGCCTAACGTCGCTAGCTGGCGGTCTGATTGATGACGCGACCTTAGCGAGCTTGCGCGCGGCTGATGCCGCAGACGCAGCTGCGAACCAAGGCATCCTTGGCTACCACGGGGATTGTATTTTGCCGGCGATGAAAGCGTCGCTGCAGAATATCGCAACGCACTGCGACATAAAAACGTCGATAAAGAAAGATCGTTAAGAGACGCGGGGATCGAAGACAGTTTAAGCGACGAGTCGCTACGGACTTTTTCTTCTGTCATATACGACGCAGCAAATCTTTCGCCCGACCTATCTCCGACGCAAATTGCCGACATAATTCAAGGTGCCAGCATTGAGTTTAGGTCTGTCCCAAGGTCAAAAATTGCGGACGCTGTATCTCGTTATCAAAACGACATGAAAGGCAGCATGTATCAGGTTCGCATTAACGCAACTGACGACGAGTTGCTGGACCTTTTTGCGCCGCTTGATGAGCAGTCTCCTGCGGTGCAAGCAAAGTTAGAAGCAACTGATTGGTTTGAGACTGTATCGGAAAACCTAAATCTCAACACTCGAGACAACCCTTATGGCATGGAGTTGCTTCGCTATCTCGAAGACGATGGCCCTGATTTTGCGGCTGCAACTTTGAACAGCGCTGGTATCAAAGGGGTTAAATATCCAGATGGAAAAAGTCGTAAACGTAAAGACGGTGACGCAAAAAAAACCAGTAATTACGTTATTTTTGACGACCAATACATAACGGTTGCTAGGAAATACGGAATACCTTTAGCCGCTATGACCGCAGCAGCAGCGCCACAAGACGCTGAAGCCGGAATTCTCACAGCCTCATTGTCGCCGGTCTTGCGTGCCTCGATGGACAAAGTGTTGCGTGGCGAAGAAGTCAGCAAGAGCGAGCTCAATTCCGTTAACAAGTACCTGGGGGAAATAGCCGCTGATCGCACGGCATTTGGTCGGCGCGAACGTATGCGCATGACGCCTGGCGCGTCACCAGACGTAGACGTCATGTCGCGCGATATCATCACGCCTGAATCTATGCAGGGCGAAATGCTGGTGCCGATACAGGGCGACGCCAGTATTGCCGGTGGGATTTTGGACAATGTCGAAGGCGTGCCGCTAGACGCGCCAATTCAACTTCAAGGCGGCCCTAACTACCCGCTGATGAATTCGTATGGCAACAACTTGTTGGGTTGGGCGTCGATGCGTGACGCGGCCCAAACAAAGCAAAACCAGATTACCAGGGCGGGCTTGTTAGGCGACGACGTGCGCGGCGTGTATGCGCGCATGGGTGACGAGGCAATGAACTTCAACACAATGGTTGCTGAAGCGATGGTGCGCCAATTGCCAGCATTGCAACTGCCGAAGAAAGAGATCGCCCGTTTTAACAAAGACATTCGCGGCTCTGTGCCTGACTTTGCTGGCGTTGAAACCGCTGAAGGATTAGCACAACTAAAAGGCCAATTGCCTGCAACCAAAGAAAACGGCAAAGCAATTTCTTCGTCTGATCTACGCAAATTGGTTGTCGGCAGAATGTCGCTTAAAAAAGAATACGGCAACAAAGGCTTTCCCAACTACGAAGACACAGTGCGCGCCTTGACGGAGCCAGAGCTACGCGGGCTCGAAAGAGGCGACAGTGGCTTCAGTACAATCAGGGGTATGCCTGGCGATAATCTACTTGATAACGCTTACCACGACACCTACTCGCACGGCATCCCTGGCATCTATGCCGGCGGGCTCGAGGAAAGCGTTCCGCTGCAAGTCATGTTTCCAGACCTATTCAGAGCCACTGGCGACAAGGTAATAACGAAAGAGAGCTCAAAACGATTTGGCGAGCCTCTTAACGCGCAAGAGCGTGTTGGCGCCGTGTTGATGGGCGGCGACGCCCAGAAAGCCGATCAGCAGTGGCTAGACGGCGTCATGAAATATCTTGAAGACAAAAAGAAGATGGGCCGTGCTGCCGCAATCGCAGCTGCTACGTCTTCTGGCAATGCGATGGCGATACCGCCTGAAGACATAGACATACAAAACGAGATTGATGCCCGCCGTGCCGGCGGCAGAAAGTATCGCCGCGACAACCCGCCAAGCGGACTGCTTGCAGCAGAAGCGCAAAGCCAAGTCTTACCGCGCGCTGCAGAAGCAGGCCAGGGCTTCGTATCTGGCTTGTTGAGCGGCATAGACACGTTCGTGCAAGGCATGGCCGCACCAGATCCACGGGCCGCGATTGCGTCCCCGCAGGGCTACGGCCAGCAAATGGATAGTTTTATTCAAAACCAACAACTACCGCCGACGCAAAACCCAAATTCCATGATGAGCACGCCTGCGATGCGCGGCCTGCTCCCAGCTGAGCGCGCTGCTTTTCGTGCGCCGTTTGAGGCATTTGGCGGCTTATTGGCACCTTACGGAATATAACGATGGCAGAACTATACGACGACGAAGAATTCATTGAAGAAGACATGGGCATGGGCGACGAAGAGATCCAGGCCGCAATCACGCTTGCCATCGAAGATGCCGTGGACTTCATCGACAACACTATTTCGCCAGTGCGCGCAGAGGCAGCTGAGTATTACGCCGGCGAGCCCCTGGGCAACGAAGAAGAGGGCCGCAGCACCGCACAAACGATGGACGTACGCGATACCGTACAGGCGATGCTGCCGTCCTTGATGCGCATTTTCTGTGGCTCTGACCACGTTGTGGAATACGCGCCGACCGGCCCAGAAGACGTGGAGATGGCCAAGCAGGCGACCGACTACGTTAACTACATACTGAACCAAGACCAGGATCAGTCGTACATCGAGATCATCTACGCGACGATGAAAGACGCGCTAGTGAAGGGCTCTGGCTTTATCAAGTATTGCTACGACGAGTCGGAAAAGACGCAGAGCTACGAGCTCGAGAACCTGGACGACCAGGCACTGGCTGCGCTCAACAGCAACCCAGACGTTGAGATCGACATGCTGAAAAGCATGACGACAAGCGACAACCCCGAGGCGATGCACTCCGTTCGCGTTACCCACCGCAAGAAGATTGGCAAGATCAAGGTCGAGTCAGTGCCGCCAGAAGAAATTGTGATCAATCGCAATGCCCGCAGCCTAGAAGACGCTGACCTGGTCGCGCACCGCGCTTATTTGACCATCAGCGACATGGTCGAGCTCGGTTACGACGCCGACGAGATTGAGCAATACGCCACCACCAGCGACACAGACTTCGAGCTCTTTAACGTCGAAGCACGCGAGCGCTACCAGCAGAGCTCGTTTGAAAACTCAGAGATGGTGCGCCGCGTTCTCTATGTCGAGGCATACGCCAAGATCGACACCGACGGCGATGGTGTTGCTGAACTACGACGTATTTGCTGCGCTGGGCCTAATTACGAAATCCTGCGCAATGAGCCGACCGACATGGTGCCGTTTGCGTTCTTCTGCCCAGACCCAGAGCCGCACGCGATGTTTGGCATGTCGATCGCCGACCTGACCATGGACATACAGCGCATCAAGACCGCCGTGTTGCGGGCAAGCCTCGACAGCCTAGCGATGAGCACGCACCCGCGTGTCGGCATTGTGGAAGGCCAAGCGAGCCTGGAAGACGTGATGAATAACGAGGCTGGCGGCGTGATCCGAATGCGTCAGCCTGGCGCCGTGGTGCCGTTCAATTTGCCATTTGTCGGCAAAGAAGCATTCCCGATGCTCGACTACCTAGACCAGATGCGTGAGAACCGCACAGGCGTCTCTAAGGCGGCTGACGGGCTCGACCCTAGCGCATTGCAAAGCAGCACGCTTATGGCCGTACAGCAGACCATAGGAGCCGCTCAGCAGCGCACTGAGATGATCGCCAGGCTGTTTGCCGATGGCGGCATGACGCGGCTATACAAGGGCTTGCTGCAGCTGATCATCAAGCACATGGACAAGCCGCGCATGATTCGCCTGCGCAACACGTTTGTGCCCATGAGCCCTGACCGCTGGAATGCCGACATGGACGTTGTCAGCAACGTGGCGCTAGGCAAGGGCGGCGACGTTGAGCGTATGCAGATGCTGCAGCAAGTCGCGCAGAAGCAAGAGCAGCTATTGCAGCAACTTGGCCCCGAAAATCCACTGGTCAGCGTCGAGAACTACTACCAGACGCTGGTACAGATACTCGAAGTCTCTGGCTTCAAAGACCCGCAGCGGTTCTTCAAAGACCCAAGTCAGCAGCCGCCAACACCTCAAGAGCCGCCAAAGCCAGACATCAACGAGCAGCTGATCCAGGTTCAGATGGCAGAAATCAACGCAAACATCGAGAAGAAAAAAGCAGAGTTGGATCTCGAGCGCGAAAAGATGCAGCGCGAAGACGATCGCCGGCGCGACAAAGACGAGGCAGACATTGCGCTCAAGGCAGCTGAAATTGCTGCCAGGTATGGCGCGCAGGTCGATGTTGCCGGTATCCGAGCCAACTCAGAACGCGACCGCGAGCTCGTAAGACAGCTGGCCGCACAACAACAGGTGCCGAATGCCCCTGTCGCATAACTCGCTACTCAACATCCAACGCTTGGCGGACGACGAAGACTTCGCCGAGCTCATCAAGATGCTAAGGCTCGATTTCTTCGAGCTGTGGTGCAAGGAACGTGACCCCGCTATGCGGGAGCGCTTACATCAAAAACAGGAAGCACTCGACGACATTGTTGTGCGCATGCGCGCCGCAGCCGACGAGATTGCTTTCGCAAAACAGCGGAATAACTAATGAGTGATAAAATAAGTAATGAACAAACCCCATATATGGGGGGCACCTTGGGCGACGCCCAGGATGCTATCGCTAAATTGATGGAACCCGTAGAAGGGCAAGCCGAAGATTCAAGCGACGTTGACGAGTCTCTTGAGGGGGGCGAGGCACTGGAAGGCGCTGAGTTTGAAGAATCCGAGCAGGAATTCGACTCAGAAGACGATGATGCCGACGATCTGGATGAAGAGGAATACGACGAAGACGAGGGCGAACAAGAGCAGGCCGATACATTCACTGTAAAAGTAAATGGTGAAAACGTAGAGGTTAGTCTTGATGAGCTTCAGAACGGGTACTCACGCCAGGCCGACTACACCAAGAAGAGCCAGACATTGGCGGAAGAGCGTAAGGCTTTCCAACAAGACCGAGACGCGGTTCTTCTTGAGCGGACACAGTATTCCCAGTTACTGGGAGCTTTGCAGCAGCAGCTACAGGCTTTTGACGAGCCAGCGCCGGACTTCGATCGTATGTACGAGGAAGATCCAATTGAGGCGAGTCGTTTAGAGCGACAGTACCGACAGCGGACTGAGCAGCGAGCGCAAAAGATGCAAGCCATTGCTATCGAGCAGCAGCGTGTGAATGACGCCAACGCTCAAGAGCAAACGGAGCAAATGCGCGGGCTAATTACTCAGGAAGCAGCCCGACTGCCTGACGTCATCCCAGAGTGGAAAGACGAGAAGGTGGCGAGCCGCGAACGCGAAGAGCTAAAGAGCTACTTGCTCGATAGCGGCGTTGCGGAAGAGGAGCTTGGCGCACTTGTGCGCGCTAGCCATATCGCAGTATTGCGAAAGGCGATGCTCTTCGACAAAGGCCAGAGCCGAGTGCGTAAAGCACGCAAGGCTGGTCAATCGGGCAAGACAGTCAGGTCAGGATCTCGTCAACAGCAAGTCAAGCCAAGCGCTCGCAAAACTAAAGCCGCGTATCAACGTCTCAAAGAGCGAGGCACTGCAGAGAATGCAGCGTCTTTGATTGAATCTCTTTTATAAGGCTTTAAGACAATGACCATTATTGCTAACACTTTTCTAAAGTACGACGCTAAAGGCGTTCGGGAAGATCTCTCTAACATTATCACTATGATTTCGCCTGAGACTCGGCCCTTTATGAGCAACATGACCAAGAGTCGCTCAGTCACAAACACATTTTTTGAATGGCAGACTGATGATCTTGGCGCAGCTGCAGCGAACCATCACCTTGAAGGTGATGACTTGGCTTCTTTCACGGCAGTTACTCCAACGGTTCGTTTGGGCAACTACACGCAGATCAGCCGCAAAGACTTCATCGTGTCCGACACAATGAGTGCGCTAGATTTGGCAGGCCGACGAGCAGAAGTTGCCTACCAGATCAGCTTAGCTGGCAAGCGCCTTGCTAACGATATGGAACATAACCTCTGTGGTTTGAACCATGCAGCGGTCGCTGGTAACAGCACGACTGCGCGTAAGACTGCGCCTTTGGCAGCATTCATTAAGACCAACACATCTCGCGGCACCGGCGGTGCAGATCCAACTGTATCTGGCGGCGTAGTAAACGCAGCGGCTACTGATGGCACCCAGCGCGCTATGACCGAGGCCATGCTAAAGACTGTGCTGCAGGGCGTTTTTGAAAACGGAGGCTCGCCTCAGTTCGTCATGGTTGGGCCGCACGTTAAGACTGTGATCTCTGGCTTTGCCGGCATTGCTGCGCAGCGGTACATGGCGCCTTCTGACGGCCCTACTAGTATCCAGGGCGCTGCCGATGTCTATATCAGCGATTTTGGATCGGTTTCTATCGTTCCCTCTACCAAGAGCCGCGCACGCGATGCTTACGTCATCGACCCAGATATGTGTGAGGTTGCAACGCTTCGCCCAATCCAGGCTGAAGAGTTAGCTAAGACCGGTGACGCAACCAAGTTCCTCACCTTGGCTGAGTACGGCTTAGTCGTTACTCAAGAGGCTGGTCTGGGCGTTGTGGCTGACCTATCCACTAGCTAGGACTAACAATGGAAATAAAACGCAACCTGTCTAACGATGCCACAACAGGCATCAAATCAGACTTCGTTTACGAAGCCGGCGAGACGCTGAAAGACGACAAAATCACTATTGCGACATCGCAAGACGTGACGGCAATCGTTGAAGCGAACAAGCGGGCTCGTAACGAGATGGATCGACACCAGAAGCATGGTGAGTGGTCAAAGGTTGCGTCCATTCCATTGAGCGTTTTGTACGACCTGAAAGCGAGAGGCATTGCTGACGATCCTAAAAAGATGAAGGCATGGCTTAACGACCCAGATAATCGTGCGTTTCGCACGCGAGACGCGCGTATCTGATGGCGATCTCGACGTACTCAGAGCTCCAGGCGAGCGTAGCCGATTGGCTAAACCGCACGGATTTGACGAGTGCGATAGGTGATTTTGTGGCTTTGGCGGAATCGCAGTTTAACCGCAGCATCCGCCATCGCTACATGATCACTCGATCTCAGGCGACGATTGACAGTGAATACAGCGCAACACCGGCAGATTGGATACAGACAGTGAGTCTGATTCTTGAGACCAATCCTGTGACGCAGATGGAGTTTGTCACGAACGAAGCGCTGAACGCGCTGAAGTCTGGCAGCAGTGCTACTGGCACGCCGTCTCGATACAGCCACGTTGGCACAGAGATCCAGGTCTATCCGGCGCCGGACAACACGGCTACTGGGTACACGGCGGAGCTTGTGTACTACGCCAAGATCGAAGCGCTTTCCGACACGAACACAAGCAACTGGCTGCTCACGCACAACCCAGACATCTATCTCTACGGCACGTTAATGCAGAGCGCACCTTACCTGCAAAACGACGAGCGCATCACGGTATGGGCGAGCCTGTACCAGCGAGCGATTGATGACCTGGAAGTAAGCAACCAACGAACGGCTGGCCAGACCAGCGTCAAAATGAGAGCGGCTGCGCTCCAATAGGAAAAGACTATGGCGGGCTTTAGCGACTACCTAGAAAACAAAGTGCTCGATTATGTGCTGAGCGGCGGGTCTTTCTCGCAGCCTGGCACGAAGTACCTGGCACTCTATACGACCGCGCCAACGGACGCGGGCGGGGGCACAGAATTAAGCGGAAGCGGCTATGCACGTCAAAGCTGCGCCTTCACGACGACGAGCTCCGCATCGACAAACAGCGCGGCTGTTGAGTGGCCGACGGCTACTGGCGATTGGGGCACGATTGTTGCCGTTGCGATTTTTGACGCAGCGAGCTCTGGCAATTTCTTAGCCTGGTCAAACTTGACGTCTAGCAGAACGATTGAAACCGGCGACGTGTTTCGCATTCCTGCCGGCGATCTCGACGTGACCCTGGACTAAATGAGTCAGGGCTATGGCAATGGTAGTTGGAGCGCTGGACGCTTTGGTCAATGGAGTTACTACGACGCTAGCGCGACTATCGCTGCTTCGTCGTCTGCTTCATCGGCTGCGCAAGTGGTGGCAAACGCTGCGGCAAATATCAGTGCTAGCGCTTTGGTTACTGCCGATGGTGGTCGCATTAGGGAAGCAGGCGCGACAGTCGCAGCCGCTTCTACAGTTACAGCAAGCGGGCAAAGGTTTAGGCACGTTGCTGCGCTTATCAGCGCTTCGTCTTCGTTTAGCTCAAATGCAAACGTCGTTGTCAGCGGCGCTGCTTCAATTAGCGCAACAAGCAGCGCGACTGCGTCGTCAAGTACGTTACTCAACGGCAGGGCGACTATCGCAGCCGCTTCTTCGTTTACAGCAAGCGGCGGTCAAATCCGCTTTGGCGCTGCAGCGATCAGTGCTCAAAGCACAGTCACAGCTGCTGGCGAAATTAAATGGCAAACCGAATCGGGTGCCACAACCAGCTGGTCAGATGAATCCAGCGCAAGCACGAACTACACAAAACAGCCCAGCGCCAGCACATCATGGCAACGGGCAGCGTGAGGACTAACTGATGGCTGATACGTTTAACAATGATTTGCGCGTCCGCGAGCAAGAGGCCGGCTCTAACAGCGGAACCTGGGGCGGTTTGCTAAACACAACGATCAGCAACCTGGCGTCAGCATTTGGCCAGGGTAGCGAAGCGATCCCTAACGCATCAACGCACACAATAACCCTGGCAGACGGCGCTGCAGACGAAGCGCGTAGCATGTATTTGAAATGCACCGGCGGTGGCCAGGCATGCACAGTGACGCTTGCGCCCAATACGATCAGCAAGGTCTGGATCATTAGCAATGAGACGTCTTTCACATTGACGTTTAGCCAAGGCTCTGGCGCGAACGTGGCTGTTGCTGCCGGTGCTGTGAAAATGATCGTGACTGACGGTGCTGGCGCTACTGGCGCAGTTACGGATGTTTTGAGCGGGCTTGCGCTTTCTAACTTGGACGCAACAGGCACAATCAAGCTGGATGGTAACTATCCTACAGGCACAAACAACGTAGCAGTAGGTGATACTGCACTGGATAGTATTGCCTCTGGTGCAGAAAATAACGTAGCCATTGGTAGTGGTACGGGTACTGCTTTGACTACGGGAACCTTCAACAGTCTTGTTGGTGGTTTAGCTGGTGACGTTCTGACTGAGGGAACTAGAAATGTTGCGTTGGGCTACAATGCTTTAGGATCAGACACTCTAGGATCTAAATCTGTTGCTATTGGTTTAGGTGCTTTAGGCGACCAAAACTTCACTACAGCAACAGATACTTTCAATACTGCCGTAGGTCACGGTGCTGGTGGGGCAGTCACCACAGGAATTCGCAACACGCTTATTGGGGCAGAATCTGGTGATGCAATTACTGCGGGAGCGACAAATGCGTATAACGTCGCTATAGGTAGTTCCGCTGGAGCAGCAGTCAGCACAGGAGTTGAGAACACCCTCATTGGCGGTCTTGCAGGGGACGCGATTACTACTGGGACTGAAAATGTAGCAGTAGGCGCTTCCGCTTTATCCGCAAACACCACAGCAAGCAGCAACACTGCTGTCGGACGTATGGCGTTAAGGGACAATTCAACTGGTTCAAATAACACTGCTCTTGGTCATCAAGCCGCGATATTTAATACCACAGGCGCTAGTAATACAGTGGTTGGTAAAAGCGCCTTGACATCAAACACCACAGGTTCAGGTCATGTTGCAGTGGGTGCAAATGCTTTAGACGCAAACAATACTGGTATTCGTAATACTGCTGTTGGTCAAGATGCTTTAGGTTCTAACACAACGGG